TTCTGAGTTTGTAATTTTTGTCTTTCAAGATCCATCTTCTGAGACTGTCTAAGATTTTCATTACTTTGTTTTTCTCTCTGAAGATCTGTTTGTTGCTGATACTGTTCAGACTGTCTGATGTCTTTCATAGCATCTTCATAATCTGATTGCATATTTTTATTTACATCAACCATAGAACCATAACCAGCAGCTCTAATTTCAGCAACCAAGATATCTCTCTGTCTATCTTTTTCTTTCTCAGCCATTTGTGCATCAATCTTCATTTGCTCTATTTGTTGTTGAGCTTGAAGTTGTTCTTGTTGCATTTGCTGTTGTTGTTGCATTTCTTGTTCTTTCTGAGCTTGTTGTTTTTGTTCAGAATCTTTAAGAGCAGTACTTAGTTCAGATATAGACTCAGATTGAATAACTCTACCAAGATCATAGATAGATGCTCCAGTAGTATTGTTCTGCATTGCCATTTGTTTAAGTTGCTCAAGAAGAGCTCTGTGGTTTGCAGTAGTACTACAGAAAATATTAAGATCTCTCATTAAGAGATCCGTACCATTTATTTCAAAGTTTACTTTTTCATCTGCTCCAGTAATATAACTTAATCTTGCTGATGGTTTAGTAGAGTTATAATACTGAGCTAAGTCAGTACGCATTTGATGTACTCTAGGCATAAGATAATCACAGTGTTGGATAAAGAATACCTCTGTCTGTGCATAAGATGCTGCAGCGGCTTGTTCTACACCTGTAGCAGTCATTTGAGATAACTGTTGTCCCATTCTTTGTGGGTTCACACCAATTACTTCATATGCCTGTTGTTTAAAGTGATTAGCTAACTGAATCCTTGACATTAATCTTTCTGTCTGAGCAAGATCAAGTTTTTGAAAATGCTGGAAGTTTAATGCATTCTCTGTATTTGTAATAGATGTATCAAGAGGAAGAATTTGGAAGTTCTTCATTGCAACATATGCATTAGCATAATTACCTTTACCCCAGTCTTCACCAAGAGAGTGCTTAGGTAAAGTATTCTGATCAAGCATGATTACAGTACCAAGTTCATCTACTAGAATATCTGCAATCTGGTTGTTTACAATGTTATACCCAATCTGGTATGGTTTCATTAAGTCAATAAGAGCAGTTGATTTAGTATTTCTATCAGAGAATACAGCTCCTTCTACTGGAAGTTTACAACCATACAAACTATTGTCTCCTTTAAATTGGAACTTAAGTGGAGCAATGTGATTATTTTGTAGACCAATATAGATTGGAGAGAACCCACCAGGATTGTTCATACCCCAGAACGAAGGAAGGTTTGGACCAATTTTAACACCACCCCAAACTTCATTTACCCAGATCCAATCAATATGTTCTCCAAAGATTACATTATCTCTTGTTTTATTCTTAAAGAGTCTTGTATCATATACAGGCTTGTCAATTACTTTATAAGCTTCAGTAACAATTTCAGTTAATACTTCTCCTGTATCAGTTACTTTAGTCAGATGTCCTACTTTTCTTTGTGACTTCCAATAAGCTGTTGTTACTCTAAGTAAGAATGCAGTACCTTGATCAAAGTAATCTTCTCCTTGTGATAGGATTTGATTTACAATATCACCTCCATTATATACAGAACCTGCTGCTGCAGTTGTAAACTGTCTATATGCTAGAGAAGGCATATTAGTATTCCAGTCATGTGACTTTGTAGCATCATAGAATGAACCATCATTCTGTAGTCCACCAATGTTATAACCTGCAGATCTAATTGGATAAATTGCTTCAAGTGCCTCAAGCTGCTCTTCTGTCATGATATAACCATACTTATCAATAACATCTGATACTGTAAGCATGTCTATTTTACCTACCCAGTTACCTTGAGAAATATATCTAGCATCCGGAGATTTATGATAAAATGTAATTGCTGGATTCCAAAGTTCTACCTCATAGTCATCTTCCATCATATGAAAATGCCAGAACTCTCTATCTGTAATGAGCATATCACGGAAGCCTCTTTCTTCAAGCTCATCCATTTTAAATCTCTCAACATCTACTTTATGTTGGTGAGTTGCCCATTCTTCAATCATTGATCTATAGTTCTTTTTAAAGAACTGTTCAATTTCAGGAAGACTTTTAAGTTTATCTGGTGCAATTTCTTCTTGAGCTTCTGCTGAATTTGGATCTAATCCTTGTTCAATAAGTGCTGTAATAATTTTTGTTTGAGCATCAGCAAGAAGAGTTTCTTCTATCATTACTCTTTTCTGTTCTAGCATTTCATTATATGAAAGCTCATCAGTAGCTCTATATGTAAGTTTAGTTGATCTCTTTGCAAATTCAGCTACCAGAACATTAACAACATTTGGGATAATAGGATAAAACTTTAACTCTAGTACTGATGGATCATCTTTAGTGAGTAGTTCTACAACATCTCTGTATTCATTATTTTCTTCAACTATGTAGTCTGTTCTATCAATAATACCTTTTGCAAGCTTATAGTTTTTCATAAGCTTACGGGCATTTCTACGGATTTGTTTTAGACCATTCCATTCTAACCAGTCTAAGTTCCAAGCTGCCCATTCATCATCTTTTTCTTTTTCAGGTAGGAACTGAAGAGGTTGCATAACACTGCCAAGCCTGTTTTGCTCAACTTTAGCACCCTTCTTTAACTGTAAAGCATTATATACCTGCATATTTATTATTTTAAGTTCTTAAAGGCTGACCTATTAAAAACTTGACCATTAATAACTTTAGACCCATGGCCCATATGACGGAACGGGGTTCTATTTAATTTAAACAAATTATTTGACTTTTGCAAGTTTTTAGAAGCATCATCCATGATAACTCTTTTAGAATAACCCCTGTTAGCTTGTTGTATTCTCATAAATGCAACTAGTGCTGCAAATGATACAAGTCTATCCACGTTGACCCCATCCGCATACTCCTGCATTTCTTTAAGTAACATAGGATCTGGAATACGTTCTATTCCGTACTTTGTCCGTACAATAGTACCATCTGTTTTAGTTTCTACATCTAGTTCTTCTTTACAGTATTCAATAGCATAACTTAATAAGTGAGCCTTAAATAGTGTACCGGTATTTTTCCAACCATACTCCTGGAATACATTAGCATTTGCACCCAAGTCTTTTAAAAATAATATCTGACTTTTTGGTACTAGATATCTCTGTTTCTTTCTTGATATCATATACTGGATAAATAATGAAATGTTATTCTCAATTACTGTCCAGGCATTGTACCATTCTATAATTAACTCTAGTCTTTGGTGAGTTTTATTAATATCATCAAATCTACCACACCAAGCAGCTACAATCTTATCTGGTTCTATGTATGTTTCTGTTTCTCCCATAGTAACTCTAGTAACTTCTACTGGAGCTTTCATAATATAAATAGAACAGAGTGATTCTGATGTTGTAGTCTTACCTTCTGACACGGGGTCAATAGAAGCATAATATTGTCCAAATGTAGGGTCCTTTATTGGTCTCTCCCATACTACAAGTACTCCAGTTTTATCTTCTGTTTTTTTACTTATTGGAAACTCTTTAATTGGTTGTTTGTCTGTATTCTTTACAGCTACTTTACCATTCTCATCTGTAAAAATGTCCAAGAACTCATAGGCATATTCTTTCTCTTCTATTCTTCTTGATTGTGCCGCAACTAAATGTGGTGGAAATACAGATACTGTTCTATGTGCAAAAGCTTCTTGAATATTTCTTGGGTGCTGAGAAATACGTAGTTGGTAATCTTCAGGAGCAAGTTCTTTTTTCCATTGCTCAAACTGATCATCTAGTGCTTTTAATGCTTCTTCTACAAGTGAATTACCAAACTCATCTATGTATGGAGGCATTGACCACTGCTCAGGAATAAACAAACCTGACAAACCTATAGTTCCTTTATTATCTATAAGATTAGTTTCTACAGCATAAATATCTTTAGAGAGTGGATTAAGAATCATATCTCTCAAAGGATTACACTGAGACAAGTCACCGACAGATCCTGCTGCAATAAACATACCTGTAGTTACCATACCTGAGCGCATGGCCGGGCGCATGTACTCATATGTCTGGTCCATCTTAGGAGCAATACCTGCTTCCTCATGGAAGAAGTATTTTACCGGACCCCCTACACCATTTGTTGGATCTTTCTCAAATGACATACCTTGTATAGTACCTTTGAGACCAACTTCTGTTTTTCTATCTCCTTTTCTTACTTCAATCTTTTGTTGCCACATCATTACCTTGTCTGGAGACATAGGTCTATACCATGCTGTATGTTCATTTAAGAATGCCGCATATTCCTGTAAGAATTTCCAGGATCCTTTCTCATTGATATAATCTTTAAGACTTGCTCCCATCTTAAGTGTAACCCCTGCTTCAAACCATTGCTGATTTATAAACTTACCCATATGGTAATAAGATGATGCAATCTGACGTTTCTTTAAAATAGCAGAATGTTTATAGTTTAACTCAGCTAATAACTCATATAGAGCCATGTGATACTGTGCATCTCTAATCTTAGCAAAGTCAAACTTCTGTTGTTCTTTATCAAAGATTGGTAAAAAGTTAAGCCACATGTAATATTCTCTTGCAAGAAACCATGTGTTTTCATCTTCTTTTACAATTATCCCCTTCCTGCATTTTGCTTTTTGATCATCCCAATAGGATATGAAGTCTTTTGATTTGAATGGGGCTGTGCAATATACTCCAGTATCTCTAAATCTTCTTGACTCAGATACAAATACCTGATTAGTTGTACTGTTGAATCCGTAACTACCGGGTTCTTTGAAAAGCCCAAATATGAAGTTACTGAAGTCCTCTCTGGATTCAAAGCTTGTTGTTGTCCATGTTCCATTGTCATAGGTTGGTATGTCTTGATAAATCTCACTCATAATTAACTATCATAAGCAAGCCCCTGGCCTCCGCGTACTTTACTTGACTGTTCATCCTGTAAGTCTTTGTAGACTCCTTTAAATGATGCTCTAATCTGGTCAAAGTTTTTGGCTGCAGCAACTAGTGAATTAATGTTACCATCTCTACCTGCAGTAATCTGTGTTGTCTCCATATACTTAGCTAATCTATCTAACATAGATTTCATACCTTGATATGCTCTTGAAGTAGGAGTTTCATACATTCTTTTACAAAACTCTAGTGCAACATAAATATCATCATCTTCAGTTGAAAACTCAGCTTCAATTTCTTTTAGAATGATATGTTCTTTATCTATCTCTGGAGTATGAAAGAATGGATTCATATCCGGATTAGGACATGTCATGTAAAACAAGTAGAGATATATTTTAAGATAATCATCTGGATAGTTATCCATGATATCTTTAAGTGCCTTTAGTGTATAGCAATGTTCTGTTGGAATTACTTTACCATTCTGAACATCAAATAGTCTTACAATCATATTATTTCTTTTTAATAATATAAGGATTATCCTTAAGGTAATTGATAACTGAGATAACCTCATCATAAAGATAAGGTACTGGCATTGGTATTACTTCTAATACCTTTGGCTCTCCATTCTCATCTAATTTAGCAATAGGATATCCGTATTGATCTTCACCATCTGTTTCAAATGTAATATGGTGAATAAATATTTTTCCGGGTTGTAATTTAGGATTATGCTTTAAGATAATGTACATGTAGATACTTAACTGTAATGCATAATGATTAAAGTTGCAATCATCTAAATGGTCTACTGGTGGAAGCATCTTTTCAGACATTCCTTCCCAGTTCTTAAATGATTCTGTTTTAATCTCCTTATTAGTCTTGTAGTCAATGATATTTACTCTACCATTGACTACTTCAACTAAATCTGATTGGCCACATAAGCCTGCTGACTTAAGATAGACCATATGTTCTGGGTACACGCCTGGATCAAGCTTTTGCACAGGTGCAATCTTTAAACCATTTGGTTGTTCATATGGTTTAAAAATAGGAACAGTTACACCTTCTCTTTCAATAGATGCAAGTGAGCATAAATCAGATTCTCTTTGGTTATGATAGAATGTACCTAGTGTTGTAGCTCTGTTAGCTTCATTATCCCAAATCTGAATAATTGTTTTAGGATCTACACCATACCATTTAGACTTCTTATTCTTACTAACTCTCTCAGCTACCTTCTTAGCATCAAAAGGTTTCTTAAGACTAGACAGTAGAGTAGTGACACTAACCCACTTGATTTCATCATTGGGGTCTACACTCTTGTAGCTGTGATCATCTGCATTAAATACTATGCTCATAGTTCATCTAGTTTATCTTCCTCTTCTTCTGTAGCAATTGCTTGCCATTTACCAAGAGGACATTCTGAAGAAAGAGATCTAGTCTTAAATGTTAATGAGCATCCACATTCATTACAACAAGGGGCTGTGCCTTTTACTGCACACTTCTTACCTTTACTTGGACATTCATCACAGACATCATATCTCATTCTTGCTACATCTTCTACAAACTCATCTCTTACTACTGAGTTCTTAATGCCTTCAATAATAGCATTTCTATTCTCCCAAATTGCTTTTAGTGCTGCCTTCATTGTTTTTATTTTTATTAAACTCTTCTTTTCTCTTCTTCTCCTGGTCAATCTTTACAGTTACTTCATTTAATAACCTTAACTTTTCTTCCATAGCTTTTTTATTATGATATGCTCTAAATGTAGATACATCATGAGTAGGAAGCATTTTGGTAAGCTTTGCTATATAAACTTCTGCCAGTTTCTCTTTTATAACAAATTGCCCTAAACCTTCTACATTTATCCTAGGATGTTTAAGATCACTTAATTGACTTCTAAGTTCTTTATAGTAAAAGTCTATAAAATCAGCCACTAAAACTTCCTCTACATTATTTTCTTCTGAAACTTCTTTATATAATGTACTGGATTTCTTAGGATTCATATCTTAGATATCTTGAGAATCATTTGCTAAAAACTTATAGTCTAACAAGACTGTCCCTTCTGTTTGAACTTTCATATTTGGGTTCAACATTATAACTTTCTTGTTACTATCATCTCTTACAATAAGTTGATTCTTTTCAGATTTATTGATACTATTCCTAACTGTTTGCGGAGATTTAAAAATCCAGCCTTCTTCTGAAGAAGCATCATAACAGAAATCAGTTAGTTCTATAGGTTGATTAAAACTTAAAAGTGTTAAGCAATCCAAGTCAGATTCACTTAGTGAAACTTTGTTTATGTAGCAGTGCGTAAGGATCTGGTATTTAACCAAATCCCACTTAGGCATTTTCACTCTTTTCTGTACTTGGTTTACTAAAGCCATAACTATCCTTTTCTAAGCTTCCTTTTACCTTGTTCAGGTATATTTGATTCTTTATCAATATCATAATCAGAACCTGTTTCATCTTCTTCAAGCTCTGCTTCTCTTTGAGCTTGTGCCATCATAGCATACTGCATTTGAATGTTAGTTCTCTTAAATCTTACCTCATCAATCTTCATAAGTACTTCTTCATACTTAAGTTGTGCTTCTAAATAGGGTAAGGAATCAGTGTAAAATTGAAGCATTTGTTCTTTTTGAGCAGCCATTTCTTCAACTGTTAACTCTCTTTCTTGTTGGTTTTCCATGATATTTAATTTATTTGGTTTACAACAAATATACAAAA